GCATCTTGTCATTATCTACTTCCCAAACACGTTCCAACCTGTCAGGTACAATCGCTTCAGTCGCTTTTGGAGACCTAAAGTGAACCCCACGACCAAAAGTAAAACGGGAAAGATAATCATTAAACGCCCGATAATAGTTAACAGCGATCTGCATTTCGCCTTGCTCACGACGATACCCCCAATGGTGGCCTAAATACATTGCCCAATTTAATGAATAACGGTTTAGGCGAGGACCGTGGACTTCAAACTCTTCATCAGCAAGTTCTACTAAACCCAATGGGGAAATAGAAATAGTTAAGTCAGAGGATGCCGCTCTATATGACGGCGGACTAAAGTCCAAAAATGACATTACTTATTGCCTTTATCTTTTTCTTTTTTAGAATTCTTTACTTCTTTTTTACTTTCACGTTCTTTGTTCTTAGCATTCTCTTGTTTTTTTCTTGTCATATTTGCACGACGAGTTGCTTCAGTTGTTTCAACATACTGACCACCTGCTTGTTGATACTTCTTACTTACCCACGCACTTGCACCAGGATTTGGATAGTTAGAATACTTTGCCCGTGCTTGTGCAACAAACATCGCATAAAGTTTTGGGTTAGCAGGTTTACGCATTTACGTCTCCTCCGTAGATGACCAATCTCCGCTCATACCCTATAGCATGAGCGGAGTTAGGTGTTAATAAGTTACTTAGTCGTTTACGACTGTTGGGGACTGACGTTGAGTCCGTCCACCTGAACGAGCAACTGTCTCAATCTGTGCGGCTGAGTAGTCGTTCATTGTTCCATGAGCAAACTCACCAAGAAATGTTGGTGCCTCTGTCCATGAAGCAGAACCTACGTGAGCACGTTCTGCAAGTGTTTCAGCAGCAGGCTTTTGCCATACTGGTGCATTACGGTTTGGGCGTCCTGCAGCAACTGCAGAACCTTGTTGCATTCCTAATTGAAAATCGTTTGGAATATCGGTATCAGTTGCGACACCTTCTTCAAAACGAAGCGGTCCACGGCGAGTTGCATTGTCTGCACCCTTGCGCTCATAAACCTGTGGTGCACGCTCTGGGAAACGAGGTGCTGGTGAGATTGTCATAGTGACTCCTTAAGGATTAATTTGGGAAAGGCCTTTTCCTTGGTAATAGTTTCCACCCTTTTCGATACTTTTTGTTGTCTAACTAGAAAAAAGGATTGCTAGAGGCTACTACTTCTGGCATTACTAAGTCTTGAGTTAAAGAGCATGCAATTGATAAAGAGTCTACAAAATCGTCATGTGCATAGGATTCATCAGGGGCTGCTACAAGAAAATTTGGGCCCTTATATTGCACCTCAGCGTCAACCATCTGTTGATAGAACCTCTTCCAAGTTCTTAAACGCCTAGTTTTGGCGTGAGCAGGCCACGCAATCATCTTTCTTTGAACTAAGGCTTGTAAATGTTTCCACCTCTTAGACTGCTCAGAAGGACTTGATGTTAAAGACATAACCTCTGCTCTTGGTAAGAGTAACTTTAATCTTTGGGCAACAGCATCTCCAACGCCGTTAGCATCTACTCCAATAGCAAGGACATCGTAGTTACTTAAAAAGTTTACTATTTGATAATACTGTTCTTCCCAGTCATCTCCTTGCATCTCTAACCAGTTAAGGATTCGGTGATCAAAATAACCAAACTCGTCAGGACGATCCCAATCAACCCAAACCACAGTAACAACTGTGCTGTCAGTTTTACGAGCAGGGTCAATGCCAACAACAACTGGAGTCTTGTGCCATACCTTAACAAGTTCTTGAGATGTGTCCCCTAACTCATCCATGATTGAGGAAGTAATAAACATACCTCTCTCTAAGAGCCATTTGCAGTTGTATGACATTTGAAATTCGTCGGACTCTTCTCCGATACGTAGCATCTCTTTGCGAATAAACTTTTCGTAGTTTGGATTAAATTTGGCTACATCTTTCCAGTCCCATTGAAAATGGTTCTGTCTATTTCCTTTGGTTGTCTGACGTCTACGATTTAATTGAATTGATCTATAAAAGTTATTCTTACTTGTAGTTGGAGTTCCTGTTTTAACCATAGTTCCCGCATAGTATGCAAGCATGGGAGAAATTGATTTAGAAACAACAAAATCATCTGCTTCTTGACACTCATCAATAACAATCAAATGGAATGACTTGGACTCAATTTTTGCACGAGGATTAGCAGTCATCATTGTTATTGTTGATCCAGACTTCTTTAACTTTATCTGTCGAGTTACACCACCTACACGAACTGCAGAATCATCAATCTCAACGTCACCCATAATATCTACTGCTCGTTCTGATGTTAAACGAGTAACAGCACGTCCAAACAATGTCTCAGCCTGAGACTCTGTTGGCGCAAACAATCCAACCCAAACTCCATCTTTAAACTTACCTAATAAATCAGGATACAACTTTGCAAGACGAGGAAGAAGAATCATTAGTGTGGCTACGGTATCGGCAACTGTTTCAGATTTACCCGACTGACGGGAAGCAAGGGCGGTAACTTCTTCGCCATCATTAATAATTACAGACTCCATAATGCGTCTAGCCAATGGCTTTTGATATGGGTGTAAATCATGTCCAACTAATACTTTTAAGAAGTCCATCATCTTATCTATTAAAGTATCTACAAACTTTTGAGACAGTTCATCTAATAAATCTTCTACTGGATCTTCTACAGGTTTTTCTTCAGTCTGATAGAACTCAGGTGTAATCTCTTCAAACTTTTCTTTATCGAATGACATAGTGTCCTTATTAAATAGCGAAACCCACCACTGAGGATGGGTTAACGCCTGACCTGTAAGAGAGTAAGACAGTAAATCATAACACAGCCTTGGAGCGTCGTTTTAACTCTTTAGCAATTGCATGGAAGGCTTCTGCTCCCATAAGAATTTCATCTAGATCTGCTTCACTCTGCTGTCTTTGCCAGATTGTGATATGTCTGCCAATCGTATACATCGACTGCTCCATCCATGAGATCAAATCGGGAGTAGAGATTGTCGATACTCGCTTCTCGATCCGAGTCTGGGGCTGGTGTCCATCCCGCTTCTTTCGTAAAATCATCGTAAGTAACTTCCCGCCTTCCTAATGCAGTACTTAATGCTTCCTCTTCATCCTTCATTCCGCTCCACGCTCCAAACACTAACGCTTTGTATCTAGGTAAGCGTACTATAAATGGGTTAGATGTGCGATATGGGGGTTCAATCTCCTGCGTCCAACCACGGACAATGAACTTAAAGCCCCATTTAAAAGGAAAGTTTGTTAATTGTACAAAGTGTTTGGGTCCGATTTTGTGAGCCTTTGGCATTATGTCCTTTTCTTAGACTGACGTCCTCCGTAGTGTAACTGAGCGGCACGAGTAAACTTGTAGAAAGATTTCCTTGCATTAGCAGATAGGGTAGAGACATCAGCAGCACCACGAGGTTTGTAATCTAAGAAGGTATAGATGTACTGACCTTTAGAGACTACGGATTTAAATTTTTGCCATTCACCAGGTGTTACTTCGTAGTAATTGTAGAAGGTTCCGTCTCTAAACACAACTGTGATAACTTGACGATCTCTATCATATCCAGCGGCAACTGTCCGTGGCCGTGATGGGTTAGATGTGCTAGTTGGAACAACTGTTATGGGAGCAGGGGCGTCGGACTCTCCAAATTGGGGTCCCTTCTCACCTGGGACAATTAACTCACCAGTATCATCGTCCACATCATATGACTGACGATATACGGATCTATCAACAAAATTTCCATCTTTGTCTACGTAGTAGACGTCACTATCAATATTGGGGGCTAATGCCTCTCCTGCTAAGTTTGCTACTTTTTTTGCACCAGTGTAATAACGCATTGTGTCATTGGCTTTAGTTAAGGAAATAAATTCACCAAATTCACCAACAGAACTTGCAGTTGGAAGACCAGCAAATATGCCAGCACCAGATCCAGTTACTTTAGAAATACCTGCGGTTTGTTTAGGGCCTAAACCGTAAAAGGCTCCGAGTAATTCTTGAGCAGAAGGAAGAGCAGCCCGTTTGTTACGAGATGCTCCTCCACCTGACACTCTTGCCATTTGTCTATTTAAACTCCGATTAAGATGCTGCTGCGAATGGTGTAATTGTAACTGCTGCACCTGGTGCTGTGTTGTTTGCACCCGCTGCAATTGACTGTGTCTTGATTGTTCCAGCAACACCTGACACAACTCCAGCAAGACTTGTTAGAGCCTGAACTGTTGTTGCTGTACCAGTGACGGTGAAAACGTTTGCGTTAGTAACAGCAAGAACTGTCCAAACTCCGTTTACAGTATCTCCACCTGAAACATCAGAAATTGTTACCTTGTTACCTGCAGCAAAGCCGTGGCTTCCAGCAGTGATAGTCATGACTGCTGAACCAGCGGTACGTGATACTGCTGTTACAGTCTTTCCTACGTTAGAAGCACCAGAAGCAGTTGTCACTACAAGTGATGCGTCCTTCATTGCGTCTTGTGCAAGAGCAGTTGTTAAACCAATTACTGAAGGTACGAGTACGTAGTCAGTTGCTCCTGCTACGTCTTCTCCTGCTGTATTTGGGTTGTACTGTGGGAAACCGTTCCATCCTGAAAGAGCGATGATGTGGTTGTCTAGCGCTGGGTCTAGACGGTTTGCTGTCGCATCTGGACGAGCATCGTTTGGTTGAATAGGAAAGTTTCCCCATACGAAGTCAATAGCGACTTCACCTGCGGTATCTAAAAGATTACCGTTGTTATTTACTGCCATGTTATCTTCTTTCTCTAGAGAGGTTTATTTTCCCCTATGCGCTTAGGGAACCTTAAAAGTAAGTATCCAAGAAGATAGATAAAATGTCAGGGTTTAATCGTAACACTCGTGATCGTCTAGTTCAGATTCTCCTAAAATGTTTTCACAATCTTTGCATTTAAAGAACTTAACATCATCTAAAGCCACATGCAGGGAGTCGGCATGATCAAGATCTTGCTCCATTTGTGGTCCTGCTAAAACTTCTGGAGGAAAGGGGCCTCTAGGAGCGTGAGATGAAGATGGGACGTAATGGCCCTGCACTGCAAATTTGCGAATTAACTTCAATTTATTGTTCCGACTTTTTGGCTGCTGCCTTCTTTTTTGGTGCTTCAACAGGTTTTGGTGCTAATGCTTTTAAAGCAGATGCTTGATCATCTTTATACTGCTGAGTAATAGCAAGTAATCCTGCCTTTTTACGATCATTCAAAAAGGAAGGTAAACATTTGCCACAATAAAGAATGGATTCTTGTTTTGTGATCCGATATTCAAACATAGCGTTCTTATCACAGTTAGCACACTTCATTAGCAATCCCATGCTCTTAGAGATTTGTTAATACGACTATTTGGATCACGAGCAGTCTTAGATGAGGTATTTTTTTGTTTCATACCCTCCATCCTTGCACAAAAAGACTTACGACGTGCTGCAGACTTCTTTGATTTTGCTGCTTGTTCTTTCTTAACTGGTGGCTTTAGGTTTGAACCAGGGTTAGCCTTTTCATATGATTTGCGGCCCTCTTCATTAAGACCACCCTTTGCATTCTTTCCTTCTTTGCGTGTCCACGCTGCTGTCTTTGCCATTACCACTCCAATCCATGAGAAAACTGTTTGCCATTAACGTTAATCGGTGCGCCACCAGTCATTGGTCCTGGACGTGATGGGTCTGAAAATATATTAGATAACTGTTCTTTTGTCTGTAGGTCTACCTCTGGATGATCTGAAAGTTTTTGAGCACGGGTCCAGAATTCAGGGGGATACATACCAAAGTTACGAAGAATTTGACCGTGAGTTTTTATGACAGGATTTCTAGAAACTTTAATAGCAAAGTCTAAAATCTTTTTATCAACAGTTGTAAGAGGAGTCTGACTTACTGATGCTCCAGAATTAAAGTCATTATAGGACTGATGGCCTTTATCAATAGCGCCAGCCATTATGGAACTTTCTTTCCGCCCCTGTTCTTCTTCACAGGAACTCTTCCTGGGGTTTGAGGTGTTGGCATTTTAGGAGTATAAGTTGCAGAGACGTCTCCATGCTTTATCGATACTTGTGCTCCTGGTTGTGCAAATCCTTGTATTGTATTTGTAAAATGCATAACTCTGCCGTGTTTTGCTGTTTCCGCTTTTTCAGTAAGGCGAGCCTGTTGCGAAGTCTGTCTTTTCGTTGCTTCATGTTGAGCAGCGTGCATTGCTAGAGTTGATTGGGTTAAGTTGTGCTGTTCAAGGTCACGTTGAGAACGTGCTCCTTCTTTATACTTTTGAGCAATAAACCTGCTTGCTATAGCAAATGGGTTTGGATTGTTTGGGGTCTGCATACTCATAGGTATATCATCCCTTAAACAGGTTCTTTAGACTTGTTAACTGATAGGTGTTCTTCAATGCTAATTAGACGCTCTCCCATTTCAACGAAGGCCTCCATTAGGACTCCCTGGTTGTCATATAGTTTATTGACTACATCTTTTGTTGATTTTCCGCCATTACTGGAAAGTTCTCCATCTAGGCGATTTAATCTTTCCATAACTCCTGGAACACGATCTCGGCCTGGAGACTCCTCTTCTCCAGACCAATCTCGTTTAAAATCTTCAAACCAACTCATAAATAAATCTGCCTTTTCTTTATAAGGTTCAACTAATTGACGAAGCCCTAATAGGGCTGCGGTTATTATTCCAACCGTTGCAAAGACAGTGATTATCATATTGTTGGTCATCCGACTTATGTACCTTTCTTGAAGTTACTTCTTAGCGCCAAATCCGTAGGACGCATCCTTTGGATTTAATGCTTTGGCTAATGGGCCGAGAAGACCTGCAAGAAAAGCATTTGCTAAAGTCTTTGGGTCTGTAATACCGCTCATATACAAAGCGGCAACTGCGGCTGCTGCTGCACGTAGGTACGTACCTGCTGCGGCTTCTAGTGCTTTCTTATCCATACATCTCCTTACAAAGTGCCCAACCTCAAGAACAAATAATCCCTTAATCTTCTCGATTACGCAGTGGATACGTAACTGCCCATGCAATTAAAGTTCCAACAATTGCATATCCGACTATGGTTTTTGCACTTCCGTCTAAAACTACCCAGGCAATAAACATGCCAAGTAATGTCCAGAGTTGGTCAACCATATCTTTTAATATCTTCACGGCTTACGTCTCCTAACCGTTCTCTTTGGTTTGTCATTGCCAGCGGCAGGACCGCCAGCACCTCCACCACTTGTTGGTGTTGTTCCCCCTGTTGCAGTTCCTGCTGCACTAACTGCAGCAGTTGTTGCTGCACCTGTTGCTGCCATTGTTGCTGCATTAATAGCGGCTTGTCCCGCAATTACTGCTGCAACAATAATTTTCTCTGACTCTTCTCGCTCTTCAGTAGACATGTCAGCACCGATATTTAGTACGGCTGTTAATGCTTGTCCTGGATCATCAAATATTGCACCAATAAATTCA